CGCTGATGGCGTTGAAGATGAAACAGTAGGACAACAATATTTAGAGACACATAATAATTGGCCTGCACAAATGTGGATTCAAACATCTTACAATACAACATCTAATACACATTCATCAGGTGATAACTCTAAAGCATTTAGAGGAAACTACGCAGGTATAGGTTGTACTTGGGATGAAGATGATAATATATTTTGGTCTAAAAAACCTTATACATCTTGGGTAAAACATATTGAATCAGCTTCTTGGAAATCACCTATTGGTGATGCTCCAGCATTAACAGCTGAACAAACAGCAGATGTAGATAATAGATACCATTATGATTGGAATGAATCTGGTCAATCTTGGGATTTAGTTACTACTCCAATCGTTTCTTAATACTTGACAATTTAACTTAAATTTATTATCTATGGTGGTAGGTATGAACAAGAAAGTTTTAAGTGAACAAGCTCTATATTATGGTGATGTCGATATGCCGAAAGGTTTTGAGATAGACCAAGAAAAACTTACCAACGATATTTTACAATCTACTTTTAACTCTAAAGAATTTCCATTTTCAAGAACTTGGGATATGTTAAACACATATATGAGAGACTTTATTGGTGTTGAACATAATATTAATTTAATTAATAAAAAAACTTGGGGTAATATTTATAAACCTCATCAAGTATCTTTACCTTTATTAAATATTGATCCAGTAGATTTACGAAACTCTCCAGACTTTACATTACTCTATGGTGTAAAAGTAAAAGATTGTAATGTTCGAATACACTTTGAAGACAACAGACGTAAAGGAAGAAGTTGGGATATAGAACTTAAAAATAATATGTTCATAATGTTTCCATCAACTAATATGTATTACCTAACTAACAATCAAAAAGATTCATTAAACTTTATACAAACAATAACTTATGAATATATCTAATTACTTTTGGCATTTTCCTGCAGCACTTACACCAAAGTTTTGTGATGATGTAATAGCTTATGCTAATCAACAAGAAGAAGTAATGGCTTTAACTGGTGGATATGGAGATAGAAAATTAAAAAAAGAAGAAATAAAAGATTTAAAAAGAAAAAGAAACTCTGATCTAGTATGGTTAAATGATACTTGGATATATAAAGAATTACATCCATACGTTCATATGGCTAAT